AACGATGGAAATAGCCTCGACTTGAATGGGCGAAACCTCGTTCGTGTGGATGTAACCGGAAACAATCTCCCATTTGCCGAAGTTCTCGTCCTCGTCCACGCCGTTGACGCGAAGCACCTTGAGGGTGCCGGTGGGGAGGGCGTAGCGTCTGAGGTAGCCGAATGCTGGAGCCTGCCCATCGGCGGTGATGGTGGATTGCGACCGGGCGAACTGCCAATCGTAGTCCGACAGCACTTCGTTGCGGGTCTGGTCGTAGAGGCTGGTCGCCAGCGCCATGGGTTCGCCAAAGGGCTTGAACGAATCGGCGCTGCCCACGCGAAGGATGGCTTGGCGGCAGATTTCGGAAACCGAGTTGGCGGCGGTGGTGGTGCGAGGCTTGGCGGATTTCTCGATGAGAATGCGGATGCTTGGGCGCATCATCGTTTCTATGGCAAGGGTTGCCATCGCCTGTGCGATTTCGCCTTTTTGCGTGAGCGGCATGGAAATCTTGGCCGCGAGGCGGGAGATCAGAGCTTCCGTAAAAGGAGGAGGGAACTTGGTCACATCGGTTTGCTTCCAAGTGTAGTCGATTTTGATGCTCGCCGATGCGGCTGCGCCGACATAGGTGAATGTCCCGCTAACAAGAGACGAGAGGGTGAATTCAGCCCCCGAACTAACCAGCACCACCTTCGATGTGTTTGCGGTGATCGAGGAATTGGCAATGCCAATACCTCCGCCGGTAAGAGTGGTGATATTGAATGTGTTCCCGCTGGGGTTGCCGGAAACAATGTATGTCTCCGTGGTGTTCAGATTTGAACCGGCAGGCAGGTTAATGAATTTGACTTTTTCCCCGATGGCAACGCCGGTCGAGCTTCCCAAGTCGCTATGAAGGTATCCGCCAACGATCTCCCATTGTCCGAAGTTTTCGGAAGAATCGATGTTTTCTGCCCGGATGACTTGCAAAAAGTCTGTCGGGAGAAGGTATTTGCGAGAATATCCCTGCGCTGGCGCGGTAGTATCCGCCGTGATGCTCAACTGCTTTTTGGCAAACGCCCACGGCACATCGGAAAGCAGTTCCTCCAGAGTCTGGTCATAGAAGGAATTGGCAAAAACCATCGGTTGCTTAATGAGAGTCTCCGAAGACCCCAACCGCATGATGGCTTGTTTGCTGACTTGTGTGCGGGTGGTGATGGTATTGGTTGCCATCGAGTCCGCGATGGATTCGATCTCGCGTTTCAAAGCTGACCGCTCGGTCAGCATTTCAAATTCCTTGGAGGCCGCGATAGCTTGATCGCTCAAGCCCATGGCCATAGCCAACTTGTAAGCCATGCGGACCACGACCATTTCCTTGAAGATCGCCGGGTAGCTAGTATCACTTGCGGGCAGGGCAATGTAATCAATGGCAATCGTGGTGGCAAGATTGGTGTGGATTTTGTCGCCGACTTCCTCCCAAGTGCCGAAATTTTCCGCCGAATCAATGCCATTGATTCGCATGACTTTCAAAGACCCGCTAGGGATTGGATAGCTGTTATCGTAGCCTGTCACAGGAGTTCCTGTTTTTGCCACGCCGCCCACTTGCTGGCGGGCAAACCGCCAATCAAACTCTGAAAGAATTTCCAGCACCGTGGGTTGGTAGAATTTCGCGGCGAAGACAAACGGTTGGCCTTGATTCTTGTAGGTCTCCGCATTGCCAACCCGAAGGATCGCCTGCCGGATGAGTTCCGAAGCGGTTGCGGTAAGGGTGCCACTATAGTTGGCGACCGACTCGATGGACTCCAGCAAGGCCGGTTTTGCCATGAGGAATTGGAGTTCTTGGAAGAGTGATTCGTATTTCATTTGGATTCAATGATGCCGCACAATTTGAGTGCGAGGGTTAGGGTGAGGATTTGAACAAAAATGGGGGGGAATTTGGTCACATCGGTGATCTTGGTGGTGTAATCGATGATGATCGGATAAGTCGCAGGGAACGGCCCCATGCCGGATTGTCCGAGATTTGTGTGGATGTAATTTCCAACAATTTCCCATTGGCCGGAATTCTCCGAATCATCGATGTTGTTGATTCGGATTATTTTTCCGGTTCCTGCTGGGATAGCGTATCTGTGAGCATATCCGCTGGTAGGACTTTGACCGTCTTTGTTTAAGGAAATCTGCGCCCTTGTAAACGCCCACTCGAAATCGGCGAGTAGTTCATCGCGGGTCTGCTCGTAAAGCGACTGCGCGAGAAGCATCGGTTCCCCGTAAGGTTTAAAGGCTTCCAATGGACCGACCCGGAGAATGGCTTGGCGGCAAATCTCGGTCACGGAATTTGCCGCCGATGTGGTGGTCTTCGGCGCTTGCGTGTTGATGAGAAGCGAGCGGAGTCCGGGCTTCTGCATGGTCGCGCCAAAAATTTCCGCCATTTGGCCGAAGAGGTCTTTGCTGCCGGTCAGCGGCATGGCGAGGAGTCCTGCCAGCTTGATTGTCAGTAGCTCGACAAACAACGCCGGGAATTTCGCTGGATCGGTCACGGCGGCGATGTAATCGAGCGCCACCGGGGAAGAGAGATTGGTGTGGATTTTGTCGGAGATGATTTCCCACACGCCGAAGTTCTCGTTGGAATCCACATTGCCAAAACGAAGCGCCCGCAGGAAATCTGTGGGCAGCGTGTATTGCAGGGAGTAGCCGGAAATCGGGGCCGTGCCGCTGGTGAGGTTCACTTGCTTGCGGCAGAACTGCCAATCGAACTCGGCTTGGAGTTCCTCGACCGTCTGCGTGTAGAACAGAGAGCAATACTGCGCCTGCGCGGTCGCGTCCGTGAGTGCGGTGATGCGGGAATCACCGAGGCGGGCGAGGGCGAGGTTGCAGATTTGGATGTCTGTCATTGAGGCGCGGTCAGATCACAGATTGAAAAAGTGGGCGGCAGACATTTCCCGGCCTGCCAGCGGGGTGCGGGAACTTAGATGACTTCGTCGCAGGCGATCTCGACGACTTTCTTCTCTTCCATACGCACGGCAGCGAGGCTGGCCACGGAACGGATTTGAAGGGAGTGCGAGAGGTCGGTGCGGATGTCCATGTGGGTCTTGAGTCCACGCTCGGCGAGGATGATGCCGCTCTTCACATAGGCGTAGCACAGACGGATGTCTGTGGTGCTTGCTTGGAATGGCAACTGCTGGCTACGGCGGAATTTGAAGCCCATGAAGGTATTCAAAGTGCCGTCCACAAGGGCGCGAACCGTGTTGTAGTCTGCCGAGGTTACCTCAGTCGTGCGGAGCAGGTCTTGAAGCTGCTTGGCCGACACCACCAGAATGCGCTCCTCCTCTTCATCGACTTCGTTGCTGTCGAAGAGAAACTTCGCAGCGCGGAGCTTGCCGATGGTGAGGCCGAGGTTGGCACCGGGGGTTCCGGATTCCACAAAGTTTGGGCCGATCTTCTGACCGGCTGACAATGGGGTTAAAACAACGCCAGTTGGGCCGGTAATAGCTGAGCCACCGAGGGCATCGATGATGACCTTGTCGCAAGTGCGAGCGTAGGCTGCGCCGTGCGATTGGATGATCGGGCTTGTCGGAAGGACGACTTCGCCGAGGAACTGCTCGTCGAACTCATCAACGAGTTTCGCGCAGTCGTATTGTTGCGGGCGAATCCAACGCTTGGCCATCGCTTGATCGGTGATCCGGGTGTCGCGGGAGCGATCCGTGATCTGCGTCATGGATGTTGCGTCGAGTTGGTTGTAGGATTTCTCCTTACCTTCGATGGAATCGAGGGTGACATATTCTTTCAGCTTGCTGTTCTTTTGCTGAACGAGGTGTTTCCAGTTGCTATCGAACTGGGTTGTGAAGTGATCGGGGATGTTCGTCAGAACACCGTTTTGGTTAGCCATTTTATTCTCCTTGAATTGGGTTGAGTTGGTATCAGTCGAAGCTGATGGTTTGTTCTGCTCCCTTCGCTTTTCCGAGTGTCCCGTAAGGGGTCAGCGGCGGCGGGTATTAGGGAGCAGGCTCAACGAGGAGGTGTCTGCTCTGACGAAGGAGTGTGTAGCACACTCCGTGGTATCAGTCAAAAATTAGCGGGGCCGAGAATCGAACTCGGGATTCCAGATTATGAAACTGGTGTGATGCCTCTTCACTACCCCGCAG